AGCCACGTTGTCTACGTTTACAACCTGAATAACGTGACCAGGCGCGTAAAGTGTGTGTCCAGACGGAACGCTAATCACGTTGCTATTTACTGTTAGCCCGCGTAATTGCCCAACGGTTAGTTCACTCATTTAAACGATGCTCCAAGAAGACCCAGTAGGAATTGTAACGGTAACACCGCTGGCGATTGTAATTGGCCCAGCGCTTACACCATTAAAACCTGAAGGGATTGAATAGTTTGCGGTTATGCTTTGTTCGTTTAGCTGGATGGCGAAAGTTCCCCCGCCATCTTTCCATTCTGTATCGTAGTCATTGTTACTAAGTTTTGCTAATACTTGGCCGCTAGTTCCGCCAGGTGGGATTGGAATACTTGAAGGTTCGTCTGTATCTAACCAAAGAACACCAGTAGATTCGGGAGCGTCTGGGGAAACGTGCAACCCGCTGTTTCCAACTTGGGTTGCCGTAAGAATAATAGACGGAACGGCTGGGTAAACTGGAGAAGTTCCAGCGGGCAAAGCTTCAACTGTTAGTCCAGTATTATCCCCAGCCCAAAAAACTTGAACGTAATCTCCTGCCGCGGCGGTTGCCACGTAATTGATTGTCAAGACTTGACGGTTGGGATTACCTGCGCCCTTACGGGGTTGCAAATCAAGTTCGGTTGACGAATCTGCGTAATCAACGCCATTTTTCTTCACCCAAAATACAGATTTTACGGTTTGTGTAGTTGAGTTCGTAATTTGAATTGAGAAGGTCAAGCTGTAAGTTCCAGCATTTGGAAAAGTGATTCTGTTTCCGCTTGCGATACTTACGCCGTTAGCTTCAGCGGTTTGACCAATAGCAATGGGTTGTGCGGCTGTAATTGAAGCAAGCGGTTGGTCTGTCATGTCATAGAAAGAACCGTAATAGCCTATTGAGCCACCGCCCCCGCCACCACCGCCCCCGCCAGTTGGTTCGTTGCGTTCTAGGTTAGAAATACGTTCTTCTTGATTGCTTTGAACTGAAGCCCCGCGGGTTTCGTCTGAAGCTGTGTCGGGTTCTCCAACGGTTGCTAAAACGTAAACGCCTGATTCGGTAATTGAAATGGCAACTTCGGTAACTGTCGCAACTGCTACCGCTTCATTAGCTACAACGCTAACTTTGTCGCCTAGGTCCCAATCGTATCCGTAACGCATAAGTCCATCGTCGGATGGTCTGACTGAAATTCCTTCTAGGGTCTTTCCGTCTTTGGCTAATAGCTCAAAACCAGCTTGCTCTAGTAAGCCTGCGTCTTCTGCGTCTCGCTGGTCTTTGAAGACTTCAATCCTACGGCCCCAAGCTGTTTCGGATGCGGTAGATTCCGTAGTTGCAACTTCTAGGATTTCGCGCTGGTCGCCTTGGCCTTGGCCTGCAACAATGGCACGGGTGGCCCTTGGGTTCTGGTAAGTGTATTCAGAAAGGCTAAGCCTGTTATTTTCGACGTCTAGCCGAATGTCTCCTGACCTGTCTACTGGTTCGTAAACCGCAAAAACTAAATCGCCGTCTTGTTGCTTTATGTCAAAGCCTAGCCCGTCTGGGGCCACTAGGTTTTTGAAAGCGGAACCAAGAACTTCGAAGCGTAGCTTTCCTGTAATGGTTGAACCAAGTTCGGTGTCTGGCGCTAGAACTAAGTTAGCTATTTTTCTTTCTATCGGCGCGGTAGGGCCTAGGTTAGCACTAACGTAGTGATAAAGAACCGTTGAAGCTGGCGCGGTAATTTCGTCATAAGCTACAGACTGAAGCCCCGCGTCTGGTTCGCTTGGGTCTGGGTAAGCAAGTCTTTCGCGTAGAAGAATAGAATCGTCCACGCCTTCGATTTCCCAAATACCGTCTGGGTCTTCTGCGGTCTGGACCTTCTTAGCCGAAGTAGTTGGACCCGTAAAAATAACACCTTCGGGGCCTGTAACAATTACGCCTGCACCTGGTTGCCTAAGCGCTTCAGCCGCTAGGCTATCCGCTGGCAATGTAGCTTTCCAAGAACCAACGTTGTTGAATCTCAAAACTACCGTGAAGCCAACTAGGTCTTGTTCGGTAATCTGGGCAACACGCTCTAGCGAACTATTGCGAACTTCAACGGTTAAGTCAGCAACTTGCATTAGTGAAGGACTTCCCTTCTTAGGTTGAATGAACCGCTAATCTTTGTGTTTTCGTCTGCGCCTGTAGCGGTAATGTTAATAATACTGTTTCCAGCGGGCAAGTCAAATAACTTCGGGGCTGGGCCAAGTCCGCTGTAAGCGTTAGCGCCCGTCTGCGTTAGCACGGTTCCAAGTTCGGTGTTTATCAAAATAGATTCACCAGTTAGCAAATCATCTTCGTAGCTAAAACCAGTTCCATTAAAGGCAACTTCTACGGAGCTTGCTGGGCCGTCTATACGCCAGAAAACTGGGGTTTCAACGTCGCCTGCGTTAGTTACCAGAATAGTTCCAAGGGCTTGCCCAGAACTAACTTGTAATTGGCTAAGTGAACGCTGGCCAACTGAAACACCTAGAAGACCACGTTCTACTTCTTCGGCCTGCACGCTAAAGGTTGTGGCTGTAGCGTTTACCCAAAAAGGTTGTGGCGCTCTAGCGTTAAGAACCCATTTAGCAAAATACTTGTTGGCGTCTTCGCCAAATGTGGTTTCCGCCCCGCCGTCTAAATACAGAACGATAGACCAGATTTCACCAGTTGCGTAAGTCGCTTTTAGTGTAAAGTCTGAAGCCATTGCCCTAGCAAGTCTTCTAAGCTTAGGTTCTAAGTTTTCTTGGTTGTTGCTTAAGATAGCAATGGGCAAGTCCAGAACCCTAACGCCACGCTTTAGGAATTTGAACTTGCCACCATTTCCAGCGCTTGGGTCAATGCGAACTTCGGGCTGGGGTATACCAAAACCAGTTGCGCCAGTTTCCAAAACGTAGTCTGGACCGTCTAATGAAATTTCGTCGTTGTTGTTTCCAACGATGCTAAAACTTATGTTTACCAACCTGTTATAACCCTAGCTCTCTTTACGGCCTGAAGCAAAGCTTGTTCTGCATCAAGCGACTGGTTAGGCGCGGCATAGTAGTTTATTGTCTGCCCCGTGTTAGAAGTTGAAGAATCCCCAAAGCTTGATTGTGGAGAAACTAAAGACGGCAACATACCGTAAGAAGCTGACCCGCTTCCCGCTCTAGTAAGTTTTTTAGTCATGTCAGTAATTGCTGAAACTGGGTTTTTAGAATTCTTTTCAATTCCCAATGTCATTCCAGACATTACGTTACTACCAATTTCCATGAACACCCTAGAAGGTGACTTAATGCCAAGGGCTTTCTTTCCCGCATCAATAGCCTTGCCAATACCTTCAACAATTGTGCTGACTAGCTTTGGGAAAGCTCCAAGAATACCACTAATTAGTCCGCCGATTAACTGAAAACCTGCGCTTACAAATTGCGGAATTGCCCCGATAATTGCGCCAATTATCTTTGGCATGTTATCTATGATTGCTGAAATAATGTCAGGCAAAGCCAAAATTAAACCATCAATGATTCCTAAGAATAGGTCCATTGCTCCATCTACCAATAATGGAATTTGCTCCACAAGGGCATCTATAAGTAACGGGACGGCTTCTACAACCGCCGTAATAATTTCGGGCAGGGCTTCAATTAGACCTTGAACGATTCCCAAGAAAAGCTGAATAGCGCCCTTGACAAGTTCTGGAAGAACTGAAATTAACGCGTTAACTATTACGGGGATAAGTTCAACAACGGCTTGTATTAAAACTGGAAGTATTTTTAGCAGACCTTCAATTAGCCCAGTAAATAACTTAATTGCGCCTTCAATTAAACTTGGAAGTGTTTTAACTAGGGCGTCAATGATAGTTGGAATGGCTTCGGTAATTGCTGTTATTACTATTGGAATAACTATTATTAAAGCATTTACCAAGGCCGTAAAGAATTGAACTGCTCCAGCAATAAGTTGTGGAAGCGCGGCTGTCAAGGCATTAATTAGGCTAATAACCATTATGCCCCAGTTTTGAACAAGAACTGGAATAAAGCCAACGATTGCGTCAATGATTCCTGGAAGCGCTTTCAAGGTTGCATCCATAAAGTCTTGTCGCATAGAAGAAATTTTTGCAAACGTTTCTTGTAATGCTTGAGCTAGTCCGTTGTCCCTTACCGAAATTAAAAAAGCGGAAAAGGCTGGCATAACTGACTTAGTAAGAACTTGGGCAATGCTTGTAAAGGTAGGAAGTAAAAAGTCACCTAGAAGTTTTTGAATGTTGGAAAATTGTGCCGCTAAAATTCTTTGCTGATTTGCAAGCCCGTCGGATGTTCTTTCAAAGTCACCCTGTTGGGTTATTGTCTGGGCAAAAATTGCGGAGTTTGCGGCTAGGACTTTTTGCTGTTGTGTTAAAGCGCCGTTTCCGTCGTAGATTCCCATTTCCATTGCTTGGGCTTTTAGTGCGGCGTCGTCTAGTAGAACACCATACCTACGAAGTGGTTCCGCTTCACCGCGAAGCCCAGAACCAAGGGCAAGAATCGCGTCGTCTACGCTGGTGTTGTTGAAGGATGCTAGGTCTGTCGCAAGCCTAACCAAGTCCATGGAAAAAGCCGCGTTTTCTTCGCCTGCAAGTCCAGCCGCTTTTCCATAAATACCAAATTGCTTGGACGCGTTTAAAACTTGAGTGGAAGACTGACCCAATGAAGTTGAAGCTGAATCTGCAAAGTCTTGAATTGTCTTTGAAGCTCCACCAAAAACTTCGTTTACCGCCGCGCCAGCTTCGGCAAAATCTGAAGCGGCTGTTACGGAACTGGTCAGTAATTTACCGATAGCGGCGGCGGCTATTGCCGTTGCCGCAATAAGCGCGGGTCCTACAATGTTTTTGAATCCAGTTGAAAAGCTTGCTCCGCTAACGGTTCCAGCGGTAGCCATTTGGGTGCTAAGTTGCCCACTAATTCCAGCCGCAACCCCGTCAATTCTGGGGACTATTTGAACATAAGCTTCTGCAATTCTGGATGCCATGTTATTCCTTTGGGTTCATACGTCTAAGTTGTTCTAGCACGTCATTGCGGTTTTGTGCTTGACTTGGCTTCAATCTGCTTGTGTTTGGATTGGGCCACGGGGTAGGGTAGGGCTTTGGTTTTTTCTTGCTATTCGCGGAAGCTAATAGGTCAAAAATGTGACTAAGTAAAATCCATTCATAAGAAACTGGGTGTTTCCAATTATTAATAACGGCTTGTAATTGTGAATTGGGGTTTGCCATTAGTGAAGAAATTAAATAAATTCCTTCTAGCCATGAAATAGATTTTCCAAGCTCAAAAACACTTAGTTGAAAATGGGTCCTAAAATCAGAAACTAATTCCCTTGGGTGGGAATTTAGAAGTTCTAAGACCCTAAGGATTCCCCCAACGGTGCGCCTTGGGTCCAGCCTTCTAGGAATTTTTGAAATTCCGCGGCCTTCATGGAATCAAGCGCTTCAAGCGCTGGGGCGTTTTCGCCTAAAATTTCTTCTATGATTATGAAAGCTTTGTCAATGTCGTCTGTAGCTTTTCTAGCCTTACGAATTGCGCCCATAGGCAATTCCGAAAAGAACGGGATTTCATAAGTGGTTTTTTTGTGTTCAAACGTGTAAAGTTTCGCGGTCATTTTTTTGCTCTTTCTTTTAGCGGTAAGTTAGCGGTTGGGTTTTGAAGAACCTACGGGGCGGATAACCGCTTTGTCCACCCCGTAGGAATTTATTATTTAAGCTTCAAATTCAGAATGGAAAATGTCAGCTACGCGACCTTCGGAAGCGTAAGCGGTCATTGTTACACCGTAAGAAACGGCTTCACCATTCTGGATTGTCTGGGCTTCTACAGAAAGAATCTCCCCCGCTGGAACGTAGTGGCGAATTACCTTTGCGCCGTCTACAATGTCAATAACGAAAGACTTGCGGCCACCCGTGCTTACTGGGTTAAGCTCAATCTTGCCGTCTAGCAATGGAGCGCCGAAGTAAAGTTCTAGGGTTTCTTCGGTTGTCTCTAGTAGTGCGAAAGAATAAGTTACAGTTCCTTCGGTGATAACTTCGCGGACTAGGTCAGCGTTCTGCCAAGCTCTAATCTGGTTGGTGGATTTTTCCGACGCAAATTCAACGCCGTCTGCGGATACATAGCCCAATGAGCTAAATCCTGTAAGGGTTGAAGTGCTGGATGTTGGGGCGGTAGCGGTGGTTGGTCCAACATAGACTTCCCCTGTTATTCCTACTACCACGTTTTCGGCGATAAGTGCCATTTTGTTTTCCTTTCGAAAGGTTTAACCCAATTTGGGTTGTGGTTTTCCGCTACGCGGAAATCTATAATGTGGAACCTTTGGTTATTAGTTCCAATGTCATGTAGCGACATTCTTGCGGTCCAGCTTCGTCAATTCGAATTGGTGAAAGAATTACTTGGCTAAGTTTGATTGAATCGCTAGTAAGTGTAATTGAAAGCGCTTCAATTAGTCTGGCAAGGTCCGACGCATCCGAATAAGTATTTGCCCAAATTGTAATAGCAACCCTTTCGGACTTTCTTACCCAGTCAAGTTTTGGTCCACCGTCGGAACGAATTGTTATGATTCTGGAAGGGTAAGGGGTTTTATCTGCGGCAGGTTTTTTGGTTGCGACAAAAACATTTTGCGCGTAGGTTTCTGACCTTGTTAGTAGTTCGGCTTTTATTGCCGCAACTAACACGCGTTCAACGTCTGGAAAAATAACGGCTGGCATCATTTTTTGGTTTCTCCTAGCGCTCTAGCTAATCTTCCAGTTCGCATTTCTATAAATTTTGCCCCTGGTCTTGGGTCTCCTACGTTTACTACAACCCTAGTTTTTCTTGATTCTTTGTCTAGGCTTGCAATGTAATCTGGGCCAGCTTTATCGGCAACTTGTTTTCCTAGGTCTAATAAATAGTCGCCCACGTCATTAGATTTTAGAAGTTTTCTAATTTCGTCCGAATCAAGTTTGACCAGTATTCTAGCTTTAGCCAACGCGTTTCCTTAGTTGAACTACAGTCCCAGCTTCAAAGCTGGTAAAAGGACTAATCCAGTTTTGATACTGGCCGTCTTGAACCCAATTAGTATTGCGAATAATAAAAGTGTCGCCGTCTTGAACGGCTGTTCCGTTAGGAAGGTAAACGGTTATCTTGCTGTCTATCGGGTCGCGGCTTGCGTCTACTGGTTCGTCTGTAGAACCAAACGCAACTAGCGCGTCTTTTACGGTTATTGTGGTAATCGAATAAGTTGGGTTTCCGTAGTCATCCACGGCGGTTTCAGAACGCCGTCTGATTGTTATTGTTTCCCCGCCTCTAATAAAGCTCATTGTCGCTAATCTCCAGCCATTCGAATTCGTTAGCAAGTCCAAGCCTAAAGTCGTCTACCACGGATGGAGATTGTGCATCGTATCCTTGGTTTACTTCGTAAGCTTTGCCGCGTGATTTCGGGGCCAATAAAGATAGTTCGTTTTCGGTTAACCAAATGTCGCCGTTGCCAGAACCGTAGTTTCTAGCTTGACCAAATGGGCCTGTTTGTTGTTGCCAGTAAGTTAAGTTTTCGGGGTTTCTAAGTAGGCGGGAAACCATTCTTGAAACAACCATGATAACGGTATTTACAGAAAGTTCTTCGTCATCAATGCGGTCTTGAATTTTTGGGTATTCGGAAAGTATTACGGCTTCAGCGTCATCAATTAGCGCTTGAATCAAATCATCATCCGTTGGCTTATCACTACCAACCCAGCGGTCTAAAACATCTTGCGGCGTGGTCCAGCTCATACTTGCCTTTCAGCTAAAAAATTTTAGGGCGCTAGGGGCCAGTCGAAACCAGCCCCTAGCGGGGTTGCCTAATGTTAGGCGGTTAGCTTCTTGAAAGCTGCAATGTCGCTAATACGGAAACCAACTTCGATTTCTGCCAATACTGCGAACATGTTTTGCTGGAATAGGTTAACGGTGTCTTCTCCAACGGTTAGAGTAGCTTGGTCGCTAATCTTAACAGTTACGTCGTTTACCTGACCCCATACGGCCTGGCTCCAGTCTCCTGCGAATCCTAGAACGTCGGTTGTGGTGTCTAGGTAAGCCGCCTTGGACTTGAATACTGGACGGCCCAATACGGAACCAATTCCACCTTCAGCCTGTAGGTTGCTAATGAATAGCGGACGGTCCTGAAGGTCCTTCTCGCCTAGAAGCTTTGCTTCTCCTTGTGGGGAAACAATGATTCCGTTCATGTCGTAACCTGAAGCGCCTAGGGCTGACAATGCCGCAACCATACCGTCATAGTCAAGCACGTGAGCGCTTGCAGAAGATAGGTTGTCAAAGTCGGAACCTGGGTTGGTGCCGTGGAATACGGTGGTGTCGAACTTCTTAGCCAATGCGTTTGGTAGGCGTGAAGCTAGTGCGTTGTAAAGTGCTGGAAGGTCGCGACGGAACTCGTTAGAGAATGTTTCGATTACTGCCAACTTGTATGGGCGTAGAACCTTGGTCGCGGCTGTTCCGTTAGAAACTGGCTTTGATTCGGTCTCTCCAACCCATGCGGCGCTTGGCTCTCCAGTAACAATGTTTACTGCGGTGCCGCGGCCTGGAAGGTCAATTCTGCGGGCGGCGCTCTGGATGACAGAAGTCTCCAAAACCTTTCCTAGAATCTCACCTGATACGTCTGCTGGAAGAACGATACTTCCAGAACCTCTATTAATGTCTGCCATTTTAGCAAACTCCTTTTCTTATAGTAATTCGCTTAGTGCGTTAGCAAACTGGTTAGCGGTGGTAGTTCCGCCGCCATCTGGTTTGCCTTGGTTCACGTCAGCTTTAGTTGGTGTTTTTGACTGATTCGCAATAAGTGACATCAGTTTGTCAGCCGAAGTTTCTAAATCTTCGCGTGTCTGACCATTTAGCAATTCAATCGCGTCCGCTGGGATTCCCCTTTGACTTGCGATTTCATACTTGAGAAGTTTGGTGGAAGATTCGATTGCTTCCGCCTTAGCTTGGGCCAATTCTTCTGCTAAACGCTCTTGAACTGGTTTAAGGCTTTTCTCATAATCCCGCCACTTGTTGGCGTCTTCGCTATCTACCTTTGCGGCTTTAGCGCGACTTTCCCACTTGCGGGCTTCGGCCTTCCAATCGGTTTCGCTTGCTTCGCCCTGCGGCTCTACTGCGTCTTCGACTATTTCGGTTGGCGCGGTTGTTTCTGTTGTTTCTTCGCTCATTGCGTTTTTCTCCTATGCAGGATTTCAGCCATGCGGCTGTGTCTGGCGCGGTGCCAGAAATCTATTTTTGCCCAGTTATCTTTCTAACGTTACGTAAAATGTTTTCGGTAGTTAGCGATAGTTCTGGATTCGCTTTTTGGAAAGCCGTTGTTGCTCTACTTCCACCAGTTCGTAATCCTTGGGCTTCTCTTTCTATGTCAAAAAGTCTTCTTGCTTCTTTTTGTTCTTTTAGAAGTTGGTTGTTGGCTAAAGTGTAAGCATCCCTAGCCTGTTTGTATTCGGGTAGTTCCGTTGGGCTTTGACCAGTAAAGATTGGTCTGATAGTGCAACGGCAAAAATTGTGGTATTTATCAAAGTAATCTTTACGAATGTTAGTTCCGTCTGTAGCAACCGCGGCCATTGTCATACAGAAAGCGCAAGCGCCTGGGCTTGGAACTCTTTCGTAACTGGTTCCGTCTGGGTCTGTTACAATGTTAAATTCTATGGTGTCTCTATCGCCTTGCATTACTAGACGTTGGACCGAACCAGCTAAAGTGCTTTGAAAAGTTTCAAACGGAACTTCTTTAGTTAGCTGGGCAATCCCAAAACCAACTGCGGCTTGCGTGGCCGTTACAACTGGTTTGGCTTGCGGTATCGCAACGTATTCAGTTGGAAGGTCTAGCCTTGAACGGTCTACGTTATAATCGTTAGCGCTAACAACTGCGGCAACTTCACCAAACTGGGTTGTGATTGCTGGCATTGCAATCCTAAGTTGTCCAGCTATTTCAGGGATTGTTCTATCCCTTAGAAGATTAGTAACTTCAACGGTGGTTGCGATTGCTAAAGTTGTGGTTTCGTCAAGCGCCCGCCGTTTAGCTATTAGCGGCATTGTCTACGTTCGTTTCGTTTTCTGTTCTTCGGCTTGCTAGTTCTGCTACAACTGGATTTTGGACTGCGTTAAGACTTGCTTGCGCCAAGTTAGCTACTAGGTTAGTCGCGGAAGCTAATTTCTTTTCTGCTCTTAAAACTTGCTTGTCTGTTTCGCTTAGGCCAATTCTATTGTAAGTTATTTCAGAATCGGGCAACAAAACACCTGCCGAAATAAGTTTAACCGCTTCGTCTGCGGCGGCGGCTCTAGTTGGTGTTGAAGCGTCGCGCCAAATCGGGCGAATTTCTCCAGCTTCTTCTGGGATTGAACCATCCCTAACCAACAAAGCTAGACGTGCAACTTCAGACCAAGTTCTACCGAACTGGCGCTGTCTACGTTCTGCACGTTTTACAAGTCTTGCTTCCATTTGGCGAATAGCATCTGCGCTTGCTGGGTTGTCTGTTTGGAAACCTAAGTAGCTTGCTGGGATTGCTGTTTCTGCCGCCATTAGTTGTGCGTAGGCGCGGATTTGTTCGAAGTAAGGGCGGGTATCGTTAGCCTGGAACTGACCAACTTGTGGCATTACGCTTTCGGCTTCGTTGTAAGGAATACCCAGAACACGGCCTTGATAAACTGACCACGGGTTTAGTGGCTTACCGTCTGCATCTAAGAAAATGTCTTCGGTTGCGCCAAGGATGTAACGCTGGGGAGCTGAATAAAATTCACGTGCTACTTCTGCGCCCAACAAAGTTCGCATAGCGCTGTCCGTGTAGCTTCTTACTGCCCTAGTGATTTCAGTTCTACCGTAAGGGTCTCCCGAACGTGGATTGTTTGGAAGTTGGGCAACCAAGACGCGTCCAAGGTTGTGAATGTCGCGGTCCACGTCCACCCAAGCCCTAGAAACGTAGTCCAAGAAAATTGTCTGGTCTGGGAGATAAAGGCTTCCGCTAACTGGTGAACCAGTCTCGTTTCTATTTACAAGTAACGCCGCTTTTAGTCTGCGGGTTCTTAGGTCAAATAGCGCCGTCATTTTCTTTGGCGATTCGATTGTTATTAGCGGGTCTGGTTCGCCGTCAATTCCACGGCCAACGGTAACGAATCCAGTTCCGAAAACCAAAGCGTCTTTGTGGCCTAATGAACTTTCAAGGTCCATTTCGTTCTGGCGGAAAATTTCATTTACGCCTAAGTCCGCTGGGTCAATAAAACCTTCAAGGTCTAAGCGTTCTTCTAAAACGTCTACGGCGGTGCCAGCCCAACCAACAACCGATTCAACGGCGGTTAGTTGTGGCGGAATAGAAATTCGCAAATCTTTCAGCTTGTTTCTACCTTCGTAATAACGCTGTAGAACATAGTTCTTAGGGTCATGTTGCTGAAGCTTGCGGTAAAGATAATTTACAAGGTCTAATTCATCTGGCGTTAAACTCATAAAATAACGGCCCTTCGGTTCGTAGTCTTGCGGTCTTTGATTTGGTGTCTAGCGCCGTTCGCTAGAACCGAACAAGCTAGTAAGTCAATCTTACGGGGGCTTGCTTTTTTCTCTTTTTTGAATGACCCTGATTCTGTCGCAACTGCGTTTAGAACGTGTCTTTCCAATCGCTTATCCCCGTCATGTCCAAGGTCTTTGGCTACTAGGTCCGCAATAAATTGTTGGGCTAGTGGGGCCATTCGGTGATTTGTTGGCGGTATTCTTTCAACTCTATTTCGATACTGCCGTGACCACTCTAGCACGTCTGGTTCGTAAAAGCTTGGGTCTGCCCAAAGCATTTTCACGTTGTAGTTTTCAAAAAGTTTTTGTATGGCCGCGTTTACGTCTGCACGGTCTACGGTCCAATCTGGATTGCTTGGGTCTGGTTCCCAAACTGCGTGGACTTTTAGGGTTCCAGTTTCGATGTCGCAAATAACAATCCCAGTTGCGTCGCCTGATACAGAACCGTCAAAACCTGCGGTAACGGTTGCGCCTATTGGAATACTTGTTTCTTTTTTAGCTTCGGCCCAGAAGTGCGGGCTAACAAAGTCTTCACCTGCAAGCCTGACCCATTGGTTCAAGCGGTAACGTTGGAAACCTGCGAAGCCTGCCGAGCCTGCCGAAGCAATGGCGGCTTCGAAGTCGCCCACGTCTAATAAGCCTTCTGCAAGATTCGGATTAGATTTTTTCCAAACGTCTGGGTCCGTGGGGTCTGCGTCTTGTGGAGCTTCCCACCACCAGAAACCAAACTGCGGGTCGTCAATTTCACCTGCGGCCACTCGCTTGCCATGTTCGTATAAACGGCCAAGCAATGTATCGGTGTGTCCGCCTGCGGTAGTGATTCCGACAACCAAGGATTCTGGCCTGTCGGCAGAACCTTGCGTTAGTGCTTCCCAAAGCTCATCCCCGCGTGTGTTCGATGCGGAAGACGGCCAAGCATGTAATTCGTCCGCTACAACTAGCGACGGTGCTAGACCGTGCGCCCTCATAGCGTCCGCCGAAAGCGCCCTATAAACTCCACCCTTGGATGGGATTTCTAAGGCGTCGCGGTAAACCTTAATTATTCTTGATAATGCTGGATTGTTCAAAACTTGTTGGCGGGCTTCACCGAAAACGATTTTGGCCTGCGCTCTATCAGAAGCCGCGCTATAAACTTGCGCCCCACTTGGTCCATAAACTAAGTGTTCCAAAGCAATAGCGGTTCCCAATAAACTTTTCCCGTTCTTCCTGGGAAGTCCTATAACGGCCCTGCGATAACGCATTAGTCCAGTTTCGGGGTCAAGCTCAAAAAGACGCTTCATAAGCCAAGATTGCCAAGCGGTAAATTCTAAGGGCTGGCCTTCTTTAAAACCGCGACTAGCCTTTAGTAATGTTGCGGCAAAATCTGTAACGTTCGGGCCGTTGGTCGAATCCGACAAAGTTGGAACTGACCAAGCTGGTTCCCAAATTGGGCTAGGCGGTTCCAGAACGCTCAATGCGTCGCCTTTGTAAGTCGTCTAGTTCATCCCTTACGCGAACTTCGGCCAAGCCTAAGCGTGAACGGTCTGCGGGTGAAAATCCGATTGCGGCAAGCCAAGCGGTCATCTGGGTTCGTAAGTTAGATAGCTGGGTAACGATTGGATGCGTTACCATCTGTCCGTTCGCGGTTGTGTAAAATCTTTCAATCTCGCCGCTTTGTATCTGCAAGCGAATTTCTTCAGCTTCGTCTTGGGCTTGACATAGAAGCGTGATTATTGTTCGGTCTGATTCTGGAGCAAGCCAAGAACGGCCTGCGGTCCAAACGTGATACCAAAGCGTTAGCCCTGCGTCTTGCAATTCGGGCGGGGTTGGAACGCCTGAAACACCTTCCAAGCCTTGGCCTGGTAGCGGTGCATCTGGAAGTGGTCTTTGGCCTGGGTTGCCTATTGCTCTTTTTATTTCAAGCGGTTTCGATGGGCGACCTGCGGGCCTTCCTGTTCCTGCCATGCGGCTGTTCCTTTCCCGTGCGGGATTATTGTTGGCCATGCGGCCATCTAAGCTTTGCCCCTAGGGGGGTCTTGGGTTTTGCGGAGCCGTGCATTGTCTAACCGCCCCGTGACCGAGTGGCTTGGGGGCGGGGGGCTACTCCCCACTATGTAAGCGGTATCCGTCTAATCAGTAAGACCCAGCGAAAATCTTTGGGGTTTTTTTATTTTTTAGGGCTTTTTACAATGTCAAGGGAATAATAATTATTTATTTGTTTACTAGGCAAGCATGGCCCCTAGTGCCTACGTCTTGTTCTGCTACCTAAGATTGCGTTCGTTCCTTCTTTGGAAGTCTTGTATCGGTGGCAATGGGGCGGGGCAGAATCATGGACGGCCTTCAAGTTTCCTAGGCTGTTATCATCGTTTGGAATTACGTGGTCTACAGTATCAGCGCCACCCTTACCGCATAGGTAGCATATGCCCCCGTCACGTTTCAAAACGATAAGTCTTCTGGTTCGCCAGTCTGGGGGTAGCCTACTTTTTCTATTGTGTCCGAAGAAAGCGGGCTTCTTATGTTCCTTACAAACTCCCCGTGCTATTGCTCTATTATGACAACCTTGTTCGTTGCACGGTGTTGGGGCTAAAATCTTATGCCTTTGTTCATGGCTTTTTTTCTTTTCTTTCGGCGGATACCGAACTTAGAAAGCCGATAGAAGGCGATGCCCGCCAGCCAACCCCTCAACACTCAAACCGTCTGGGCTGAACCCTTGGTTCTAGTGGAGCCACCTAACCTTCTACATAAAGAGTAAAGGGGTAAAAGGGGCCGAAAGTATACTAAAACGGCTAAATTAGTTCGTTCTTTATGTCTTGCAGATTAGCGCTTAGAAGCTCTAGTTCTACCATTACGGGGATGAATCCAACGTGTAAGTCTTTTATTCCCTTTACGTCTTCTTGGATAGCTATTAGAAGCGTTTGGATTTCTTCAATTTCGCGGGTTATCTTTTTAATAGGTTCCATAACGCCTTCTTTAGTCTGGGCTTATGAAAGAATAACCAATGGTTCTTCAGTTGCCAAATCCGTTGCTTTAGGGTTGGGGTGAACCCAGAACGTTTACTTAGGTGTCTGGCCATTAGTTCAACTTCATAATTATGTTTATTAGGGCTTGCATGTCTTTTTCTTTTATTCGGCTTAATACCCCAGACGAATTCACTTCGCCTAGAATCCTTTCGCGTTCTTGTTCGGTTGCGGAAGTCCATGTGTTTCCCATTTGTTCTTCAATCGCCGCGGGGCCTTCAATAAATAGCCGTTCGAATTCATCCAAGGGGAACACGCTTTTCAAATACTTGTTCGGTCTTGCAGGTTGAACAAGTCCAGTCTGCCCATTCTTGAAAGCGGTCTGAAGAAAGTTCTAGTTCAACGGTCTGGGCTTTTTCAAACATCTGACAAGATTCTTCCCAACAAATTACTTCGCGTTCGGCGGTGTATTCGTCCGCCCCTGTTATTTGTATTTCGTTTCCCGTTACTCCTGGCGGATAGTTCATGTTGCTTTCCCTTCGTTTGTTATTATCTTAATTTCTTTGGTATGTGTGTCTTTAGCGCAACTGGAACAAGCTTCATGGTTAGTATCGTCAAATACTTGCTGGCACCAGAAACATTCAGTCATCTTGGCCGTCTTCTATTAGCTCAATAGCCCACTTAGCGCAAGGGCTGTTCCAATCGCCCCTGTATTGATTTTGGTTTAGGGCCGTTAGAATTCTGTAGCGTTCTTCAAGGATGCCTTGTTGCTTTGCTTCGGCTTTTATTTCTTCGATAGTTGGCTTTTTGGTTGCCTGCCTTGTTGTCATTTTTCCCTTCTTTCTTTTTACTTGCCTGCGGTAAACATCTGAAGCGCTATGTCCATTACTGGAACCAATCTTCCTATGCTGGCATTTGTGTTTTCATTTATTTTCGGTTGCCTAGTTTCCCTATAGGGATTTGCGGTCATTAAGGCTTTTAGGTGGTCTGTTCTAATTAGAAACATAGCGCCAGTTTGCGGAATAACGAAAGCCCAAGAATCTGCCTTGGTGGTGTTTATGCCAGATTGTTTTTTGTCTGATTCGTCTTCTTTGCCGTATTGCCAAGTTTCAACGTAAAAATTACCCGTGGTTTCCGCCCTGTAATCTGTCTTTACTTCTACCGTGCCAGATTGGATTGCTTCGGGCAAATTACTAACAAGGTTTTCACCAATTAGACCCCTAGAAAAGTCAATGTCAAATCTAGGTTCGTATCCTTGAACTCTACTCATTAGGCCACTCACCATCTAAGACTAACAAACCAATCATTGCGTAGTTTGCAAGGTCAATAAAAGAATCCCTTAAGGCTTCGTTTTCGGGGGCTTTTCCTGAATCTGTAAGGTGGCTAATTCTGGCAAGCTTGTCATGCATCCTGACCCGCAAGCCGTTAATGGGTCCACCTGGGGATTGGCTAATGTTTTTTGGTCCGTAGTCTTTGTGTTTTGACAACAATAGCTTGGCGTTATCGTCGAAGTATCGTTGCACCGTTTCCCCGAACAGTCGCATGTCATTGTCTAATCCTTCCCTAGCGGCTTGTCTCATTAGTTCTAGTTCTTCTTTTTCTTTCATTGCGGTAAAAGCTGGGTGGTCTGTAACGCTCATTTTTTGGCCTTTCTTGCCTTTTCGATTTCAAGAAACTGGGTATAGGTGATTACTTTTCCAGCCAAAACCGCCTTACCGTCTTTTTTGTTTGTTGGGGCTTCGGTAATTATGTGGGCCTTGGTAATACAGTCAAGCATCCCGCAAATTCTGGTTCCAGGTAAGTAGGGCTTGCCGTTTCTGTCTAGTGGCGTCATGGTGTCAAGGTCCACTTCGCCACGGTGGGGAGAACAAACCCAACCGTCACGCATTACGCTTTTAGATTCGGTGGCTTTGCAACTACGGCAGAATTTTAGTTCCGCGGTTTCCCTGTAAAGCTGGCGTTCGTTCTGAATCCATTCATAGCCGCATCGTTCACAAGTGCTTTTTACTTTTTTTCTTTTCCCTTCGGTGAACTGAATCATCGTCTTACAAGCGCAATCATTAGATAAGCCAAAACCATAACGAAAACAATCACAATCAGCGGACCAAATACGGGGCTAATTATTGGGGCGATAATGTCCACCGATAACATAACCACTAGGAAAACGGCAATCCATAAAAAAGCAAATAGGTATTCTTTAGCACTCATGGTTAGACTTCCTTTACTGACTTTATGCCAACGTGGGGCCTGCCAACTTTTAGCCAAGCAATTCCCTTTTCGGCGGTTTCGGTTGCTTCTTCAAGTGTCGAAGCGTAGTAGATAACAGACTGGCCACTTAGGTAAGTAACCACAAACTTCTTTTCTTGCTTGTCGCTCATTAGGCAACCTCTACAATTAGAATTTCGCGCATCCTTTGACCATAACCCATGTTTTCAAGTTTCTTTACAACTTTGAATCCACGTGATTCTAGCGTTTCAATAACTTTCGGCATTTCTTTTTTTGCGCGTTCTTCAAATGTTGAATAACCGTGGGTTGAATAATTAAGTCTTATTTCATTAGAGATTGGAAGAACTTCTGCATAGACGCCAGAACTTCTAACCATTCTACTTTTGCGGCGAGTAGACTTTGCGCTTACTTCGATTCCTTTGGTTGCGCGAATCGCTCCACATACCGCTTGAATTGTTAGGTTAGTCATTATGCCACCGACCAAAACATTACAGGTCTTTTTTCATCGCTTGCCCAGCGTGGTTCCCTGATTTTGATTGTGGCAATGAATCCAGCTTCTAGCAAAGCAACTGCCTGCCAGTCTTTTAAGTTTCCGATGTGAAAAGCACCGTCAATTTCAGTTTCAATAAAAGTGAATCCGTTTAGTGAAGCTGTAAGTGTCTTGTCTTTTGCTACTTCTGGGCCGTGCTTCCAACCCAATGCTTTTGCTACTTTGTTGCTAAATACCTTCTTAGTCATTTGAATCTTCCCTTCGTTTCATAAGGCCCGTTTGCCTTATGTATCCATTATGGGGCTTTCCTTATCACTTGTCAAACTCATTTTGGACCATTTTGGGGTTTGTTACCAAATCGTTATAAAGGCGGATTCCCACGGAAACGCCTGGTTCGTGGCCGTCCGCGTAGACCTTGGCGGCATGCCATTTGACTATAAGGGCGTCATCCGTAAGGGCTTCGGAATCAATGCTTAGGCCATCGCCAAGCGCCCTACAAAGCTTGTCCAAATCGGGGGCTACAGACGGCAGAAAACGCTTGACAGACTTGGGGCGGGGCAGAAAGAAAGTCGCCCAGACAACTACGGGTTCCGTAAACGGCCTTTCGTCGCCCGAACGACTCCAAGCTTCAAACACCGCGTTAGCGATTGTCTTCCGCCATGGCTTTACGTCACTTGCTTCAATCATCACGCCGTTACCAACGTGACGTTTGGAACCCTGCGGTCTTGGGATTCCGTAAGCCGTGAAATAAAGTTCTTTCCGTGAATTCACTTATTCATACCTTGATAGCCCGCCATTGCTCCAGCGAACACCATCCAGCCTGCACCAATGAATCCTGCAATCCGAAGCGATTCAGTTTCTACTTCTCCGACAAGCGCAAAAATTAGCAAGCCGTAAGAAAAAGCAAAAATTGCCGAAATCATTAGAACGGAAGCGACGGGTCTAGTGGCTCCAAGATTTCTTTAGTTGCAGAAACCGCGTCGCCACGCTTGAACGGGTAAAGTTCTGAAGCTCTAACTTTTAATGCAACCCCAGTAGAACCGTCTTTTTTAGCGTAAGTAGAAACCTTTAGTGTTCCCTTAACTTTTACAAGCGTTTCTTTCGGTGGTGTAACACCATCAAAGGTAACGTCTATGTAATCCTTGCCAACGGTTTCCCATTCGCCAGTTGGAGACTTAGCCCGTTGGTTATGGGCTACCACAACAACGGTTCCCCAATCGAAATTTCTAACGTCTTGAATGAAACCTTCGAATTCAATTTGTAGTGCCATTTTATTTTTCTCTTTTCTTTAGGGTCCCAATCGTTTATTGGGCGCTTTGTTTAGTTTATTGTCTTAGTCAGACATTTGGCGTAGACACGGTAAGCAACTTAGTAACGAATTTCCGTGGCTACATTTTGGCGGTGGTGACGCGTTAGCTTTCGACTTTTCCATTTCTTCGAATAGCCGTTTGGTGTTTTCCTGTTCCGCCAAAGCTTTCTTTTTTCTTTCGGCGGCAATTCTTTCCGCCTTTTCTTCAGGTGTGAACTTGCGTTCTGGGTAAGGGTCATTAGTCCAGCCCCCTGCATTTAGCCAACTAGCTGGGTAAGGGATAAACGTTTTTTCTGGAAGATTAGGGTCATTTGCAAGATTCACAACGCCAGTCATTACCACTTCTAGCCCGTATTTCTGGACGGCTTTGCAGAAAGCGGAATAAGCGGCTACCTTTTCAGCCCGCCTTGGGTAGATAGTCCAAAATCTTCCAAAATCATCTTCAAAGCTTTTTTGCGTAATTTCTTTATTATTTTCTTCTTTAGTATTTTGTTCTTTAAGTATGTTCTTCTTAAGTGGCGGATTATCCAACGTAGGATTATCCAACGTAGGGTTTTCCAACGTAGGGTTTCCCGCCATGGATGGGTCAGGGTCTTGGGTTGTGTAAGTGTATCCACCTAAATACCCTTTATCCAGCCTTGTGCGGTCCGTGGAGCGGTTTAAGTAGCCTGCCCCCAATAGTTCCCCAATAAGTTTTCTTATGGCGTCCTTGCCCATTCTGTTAGCTTTGGCAAGTGATTCTTGGGAGACTTCCCAACCTGGTGAATGACTTAGCAACTGGGCCAATAATCCTTTAGCGCCTAGGGATAAGTTTGGGTCCCGAAGCCAAGCGTTAGGTATCTGGGTAAAGTGGTCGTCAAATGAGTGGTGGCCGCGGATTAGTGGCATGTCAGATTTTCCCTTCTGTCGAATAAAAGCCTGGTGAATTGAATTGTATAGCTGGTGTCCCAAAAACCCTAATTGCGTAGGATTGGCATTTTAGGCATTTCGGAACTATTTCTTTATCTGTTATTGACCGATTGACCGTGAATGTTTGCGGGCAAGTTTTACAAGCATAGTCATAGTTTGGCATTAGAAAAGTTTTTCCGTTTTCTTTTCGGCGAACTTTTTTTCTGCGTGTTTCAATCTGCCTTCAATAATTGGCAAGTATTCTTCCGTCATTTCTATACCGATAAAATCGAAACCATTAAGCACGGCGGCTTTACCAGTAGAACCAGAACCAGTAAACGGGTCAAGCACGGTTCCGCCTTCTGGTGTTACCAAATTGATTAGGTAGCTCATTAGAGTAGTTGGCTTAACGGTTGGATGTGCGTTGGGTAGATTTTCCAAGCCTTCGTTTCTATCTTTCTTGGAAGCTTTAGCAACGTAGAAAAATCTTGAAGCTCCCCCAGAATCGTCATGGCCCCTGATTGAATCAAAATTCCTATTTCCGTAGTCAGAACCAAACTTGCCACCTCTAATGTCTGGCAATGCCGTCTTTGCTGATTTACTTGTTGTCTTTCCGCTTTGTTCATTAAGGATTTCTGCGCTGTCTTCATCAAAAACGACGTTAGCGGGCCATCGCCCTTCTTGCTGTCTTGAAGTAAACGGCTGACCAACGGCATCACCAAACGGTTTCGCGCCATTATCAAACGTGTTTATTGTTATCGTGTCAGTTCCAATTCTGGAAGCGTCAATGTTTAGCCCGCCCGTGCCGTAAGTCAAAACGTTATTCGCAACGGTGCCTTCTACTGGTTTGCGTGCCATTACGATTGGTTCCACGGTTGGCTTTAGTGCAGTTCCCCAGCCTTCCCATTTCTTTGCGTCTTCCGTTGCTCCCGCCGCCTTGTCTATGGCCTTGCTTATGTTTAGCGACTTAGGGAACGTCTTGTTGCTTATCCAGCTAATCATGTCGCGGATTTCAAACCCAGCGTCTTCGATTGCAACCACTTGGCGGTGGTAAGTTCTAGTTGCGCTGAAGGCAAGTAAGTGACCGCCTGGTTTCAAGACCCGAAGACATTCCTGCCAAAGCTCCACGGAATAGGCGATGCCAGTTGAATCCCACTTCTTACCCATAAATCCAAGTTCATACGGCGGGTCTGTAACGATGGAATCCACGCTGTTATCTGGAAGCGTGGGCAGGACGTCTAGGTTGTTTCCAACGTGGATTTTGTAGGTCATTTATTTTTCTTTTCTTTCGGCAACCTAAAATCTGGGTCCAGAACCATTTCGTAAGCGGTCTGGTAGGCGATGTCCAAGGTATACGCCAGCGAATCTACATAGAGATTACGGGTCCGCCTAATGGCCCAGTTTGCTGGGTCAGCTTCGGCGTTCGCTTCGGCTTCCCGCGCTAGTAATAAAAGTTCGTTTGCTTTAGTCATTGTTTCCCTTTCCGTCTACTACCTTACGGCCTAAGTTATCATCTAGCAAATACCAAACCCCAGCGATTGCGTCAAAGACGGGTTCCGCCAGCGGGTCTTGGTAGCGCCTTAGTTTCCAGCCGTAGGATTCGGCCATGGACGCCCAACGTGTATCGGCTTCAATCTGCCCGTTTAGTAATGAACAAAGAATAACTAGATTGGCCCAATTATCTAGTTTTTTACTTCCACCCATTCCCCGATTGATTCGGTGGTTAGGTGCCACGGCTTGGGTCTCTCCGCAATGGAGACAATAACCATCCCGCTCTAGCAATTTATCAAAAGCTTGTTTTTTCATCTTTTTCGGCCTTTTTTCAGTTTTGGGCTTTTTTTATTTATTTATTTTTCTAGGGCTATTCAGTTGGGTGGTTTTTTGAAGGGTCTTCAGGTGGCACGGTTTTCTAAATACCACGGGGCTAGAACCCGCATAGAATAAGGGGTAAAATTAGTTGGAAAATCATTTTTCTTCAAATTCTTCAGTTTTTTACATTTCTTGATTTTTTTACGTTTTTTACATTTTTGGCATTTTTTCTAAATTTTCAGGTTTTTGGGTTTTTTTCAAAAAAATAAGATTTTTCACTTTTTTCTAAATTTTTAGGTTTTTTCACTTTTTTGGTTTTTTTATCATTTTTTCACTTTTTGGACTTTTTTTCATTTTTTTCTATTTTTGAGTTTTTTTAGTTTTTTTTCAAAAAATCACTTTTTCTAGTTTTTTTCCATTTTTTGACATTTTCCCGTTTTTTTGGGTTTTTTTGGATTTCTAACATTTTTGGATTTTTTTGGGTTTTTTACATTTTTGGCATTTTTTAAATTATTTTCTTTTTAGCTTTGAACTGGTAAATCATTTTTCCCAAAGGGCTTCGATGGAGCTGGTTTCTAAAAACACCGTGGCTACACCCCGCTAAACATAAGGCCACTAGAAAGGCCAAAAACGGTTTTAGCCAAATTTTCTTCTTTTTGAGCTTTTTCCCATTTTTTTGGCTTTTTTTCAATTTTCAAGATTTTTTCCAAAACACTTTTTTCTAAGGGCTTCAGGTAAGCGGGTTTTTTCTTAGTCATCTTCCCAAGGGTCATACTGTCTAGCTGGAATCTCTCCAGCTTGGAAACCAATAGCAATTTGAGTTTCTGCGTTTCCGCTGGTCACGGTGTCGTCATTGTCTTGCTTTAAACAAACGTGGCGCTTACGCCAAAGCTTTAGTTCGCGTAGGACTAATTCAACACGTCCGCTAATCTTCAAGTTAGCCCCGCATGAACAAGTTTCGTTTATTGTGAACATTAGTTTTCTTTTATGCCCGCGGTTCTCCATTGTAGTTCTATCATCTTAGATTGTGTCTGGATGTTCATTTGTGATTCAGACAAGTGCTTTAGTTTTAGCTTTATGCGATTGACTTCCACCTTGCAAAGCTCCGCCGCTTCTTTAGCGTCTAAGGCTTTAAGCTTGGCCACGGCGTTACGTTCTGGGATTGACCCGCCAGCTTCTAAATAGGTGAGTGCTTCAATTCGGTCAGCTTCCAAGGATAGCTTTACTAGCTCCCGTTCTTTGTCTGCCAAAATGTTTATGCCCAATTCAGCTTGGGAACGTAACAAAGCTAGTTCCCTGTTTACGTCTGCGGGATAATTAATTTCAGTCAAGGTCTTGTTCCTCAATCTCTATTTGGACTAACAATAAACGTTGGCTAAGTCTTGCGGCTTCAAACGTAAAGTATTTATGGTGTTGCATTGCCAACGGGCTTTTAGTTCTGTCGTAAGTGTCCCCGTAAAATTGGGCCAGCTCCACTAACTCTTTCATTGCGGCTAGAAGGATTGCCCTGCTATGAAGTAGCGGGTGCAAAACTGGCCACCTTGGTTTTTATGTCTTCAAGAATGTCAGCGGAAGCCTTCTGGGTTCTAGCTTCGTTGTATAGCTG